TGCTGGACCGGCTTGATCGCCTGGAGGCCGCTGCGGGCTCTACTGACGCGAAAGCGACCGCAGCGGCAGCGTCCCAGCCACAGTCGAAGAAATCGAGTGCTGACGCCTCTGTGGCTGATTAAGCGCCCGTCTCAACCACCAAAGGATAATCTCAATGGATATCGATGTTCTCGACAAGCGTGTGCAGGCCCTTTCCGCGCTGCTTCCATATGTCGATGCGCTTGTGGCACTTGCTGCCCCCGCAGTTATGGCAGCCGATCTGGCTCCAGTTGCTGAGCATCTGGGTGTTGAGCCGGTCGCTGAGGCTCCAGCGATAGAAGCCGCGCCAGAAGCTCCAGCTGCAGAAGAGCCAAAGGCCGAAGAACCAGCACCGGCCGAATAATGGTCAAGATTAGCGGCGGGAATAAACTTGAGGCGGCACTTGCTGAGATTGCCAAGAGGGTCACACAGGCTTCATCGGTAGATATTGGGTTGCTTGATGGCGCCACATATCCAGATGGAACCTCCATTCCGATGGTTGCCGCCATTCAGGAATTCGGTGCGCCCGCTCGCAATATCCCGCCCAGACCGTTCTTTCGCAACATGATCGCGGCCAAAAGCCCCGAATGGCCAGAGGCCGTTGGCGAACTCTTGATTTCCAATGATTACGACGCATCGAAGACCTTGGGTCAGACTGGTGCGGCTATCAAAGGGCAGTTGCAGCAGTCAATTGCTGATTTCAATGGTGTACCGTTGTCAGAGGCAACTATCGCCAAAAAGGGATCATCCAAACAGCTCATCGATACTGGCGTGATGATCAACAGCGTTGATTTTGAGGTCAAGTGACCGAGACGGGCAGGGGATTGAGATATGAATCTGCACGGGATTGTTCATAGCGCTATCGGTGCGGTTAACCCGCATGTTGCGGCCACAATGAAAGTAAGTACGGGCTCTATCACCAATCCAGACGGTTCTCGAACCCCGACCTATACCATCGTTACCGGTGACGCTCAGGTGCAGCCACTCACTTTCAAGGATCTGACCCAGGTTGATGGCCTTAACTTGAATGGAAGTGCCCGCGCTATCTACTTCTTCGGTGTATTCAATGGCGTCGTTCGTCCCGCACAAAAGGGCGGCGACACGATAGCGCTTACCGATGGTCCAAATGTTGGAACCTGGCTCATAGTCCAAGTGCTGGAGCAGTGGTCCGGGTGGTGCAAGGTTGCAGTTGTTCTCCAAAACAGTTGATCGGAAACGAAGATGAGTTTTGCTCCGTCTCCGACGCAATCGAATGTGTTGGCGGCACTCCGTTCTTTGTTGATCTACATCCTGCCTCAAGGCGTGGAAATCATCCAAGCGCAGGACAATCGCGTTCCCGAACCGTCGGTTCCTGATTTTGTGGCAATGACGCCACTGCTCTATCAGCGGCTATCCACGAACGTGGACACTTATCAGGATAGTAGTTTCACCGGGTTCATCACTGGAACCACCCTGAACGTGACCGCAGTTGCCCTAGGGGCGCTTGCAGTAGGCCAGACAGTGTTTGGGGTGGGTGTTACCCCGCAAACCGTTATCACCACTCTGGGAACTGGTACGGGCGGAATGGGGACATATACAGTCAGCCAATCCCAGACCATTGCCAGCGCAAAACTATCGACAGGACAGGAGCTGTTTCTCCAGCCGACAAAAGTCATCATCCAACTGGATGTGCACGGGCCGAACAGTGCGGATAACTCACAGACCATCTCGACCCTGTTTCGGGATGACTATGCATTCCAGTTTTTCAAGACGTCAGGCTTCGATGTGGCGCCGCTGTATGCGGACGACCCGAAGCAGATGCCGTTCCTAAATGGAGAACAGCAGGTCGAAAACCGATGGGTGATCGACGCCGCAATCCAGGCGAACCAGATCGTTCGCGCGCCTCAGCAATTCGCAGACCAGCTTCACGCAAACCCGAACAATGTCGAAGCGGACTTTCCCGCTTAATCCCCTTTCTCCGAAACATCCGAAAGGATTAAAACCTTGAGCACGATCCCAGCTTCACAAATTGTGAACGTCATTCCCAATGTCCTGAGTGCTGGTGGCAGTGCCCTGGTTCTCAACGGCCTTTTTCTGACGAAGAACAGCCGCGTCCCAATCGGACAGGTGCTGTCATTCCCGAATGATGGCGTATCGGTTGCCAAGTACTTTGGCGCATCGTCGCATGAAGTCGATGAAGCCAATGTCTATTTTGCAGGCTTCAATGGCTCGACCCAGAAACCCGCAACCTTGTTGTTCACACAGTACAACGTAGCGGCCGTCCCGGCTTATCTGCGCGGCGGCCCGGTCAATCAGTTGACCATTCCTCAGTTGCAGGGCCTGTCTGGCTCATTGACGGTGCTTGTCGATGGATATGCCCGTTCGGCTCCATCTGTGACCCTGTCAGCAGCAACCAGTTATTCCGCTGCGGCAGCACTGATCCAGACTGGACTGAATGCAACCCCTGTGTCGGCAGCGTCTGTCACAGGCGCAATAGCTTCGGCCACAGCTTCGGTCACTGGTTCTATTGCCGGGAATATCCTGACTGTCACGGCCATCACATCCGGCACGCTTGTTGGTGGTGCGATCATAGCGGGTACGGGCATTACTGCCGGCACACAGATCACGTCGCAGCTCTCGGGAACGACTGGTGGCGTTGGCACCTATGCCGTGTCGGTCTCTCAGACGGTTGTCAGCGGCACAGTTACCGCGGGCTACGGCATTCTTACCGTCACCGCAGTCACCTCCGGCACACTCTCCGTTGGTCAGACCCTGAGCGGTGCGGGCATCACGGTGGGGACGCAAATCACCAGTCTTGGCACGGGTACGGGCCTCACGGGCACGTACAATGTTCAAACGTCACAGACGGCAGCTAGCGGCACGGTAACGGCATCTTCGACGCCAGTCGTGGTGTCTTATGACTCCGTATCGGGCGGCTTCATCATTTCATCCGGCATTGTCGGATCGTCCTCGACCATTGCCTATGTGACCGGCACACTTGCCGATGCGCTTTACCTATCAGCGGCAACCGGCGCTGTAGTGTCTCAGGGAGCATATGCCGCCACACCGGCGGTGTTTATGACAGGCATCACTCAGATCACACAAAACTGGGCGACTTTCATGACTCTATTCGATCCGGATGGTGGCGTTGGTTCAGTTCAGAAGCAGGCGTTCGCAAATTGGAACAACACACAGAACCAGCGATATGCTTATGTCGCATGGGATCTGGATATCTCGCCAACGCTCAGTAACAATGCGACTTCCAGTCTTGGCAACATTCTTCAGGCATCAGCAGTCAGCGGTACGATCGTTGTCTATGAAACAGGTGATCAGCACATCGCTGCACTTACTTGCGGTGTTGCTGCATCGCCTGATTTCAATGCCACCAACGGGCGCGCAACGTTGGCGTTCCGTGGTCAGGCAGGTCTTGTTGCTGGTGTTACCAATGCAACGGTTGCCAATAACCTGATTGCAAACGGCTACAACTTCTATGGTGCCTATGCCACGGCCAATCAGTTGTTCTTGGAGTATCAGCCAGGTCAGGTCACTGGTAAATTCCAGTGGGCCGATAGTTATGTTAATCAGATTTGGTTTAGCAATCAATTGCAACTCGCGCTTATGGTTCTCCTGCAGAACGTCAATTCAGTCCCATACAATCAGGCTGGCTACGACCTTATCAAAGCTGCTTGTGCAGATCCGATCAATCAGGCGCTGAACTACGGTGCAATGAGACAGGGAGTGACATTGTCCAAAGCGCAGGCTGCGGAAATCAACGCCGCGGCTGGCCGCAAGGTTGACGACGTGCTGCAACAGCAGGGCTGGTATCTCCAGGTGCTGGATGCCTCACCGCAGAGCCGTCAGGCGCGTACCACGCCACCGATTAACCTCTGGTACATGGACGGTCAGTCCGTTCAGCAGATCACTCTGAACAGCGTTCTGGTCCAGTAAGCGACCATTCCTAACAATCAGGAGAATTCACAATGGCAACGCTTACAGGCGCCAGTGCAATCATTACGCTTACCGTGCCGGGGATATTCAATGCCCCGGTACAACTACAAGGTTTCGCGGCAGATGATGTTTTCGACACCGATGCTCAGGAAATCACCGAAGTATCCATGGGCGTTGACGGCATTTTGTCGGGCGGCTTCGTCTTTGTACCGGTGAAACAGACATTCACACTTCAGGCCGACTCCGAATCGAACTTTTTCTTTGAAACGTGGGCACAGCAGCAGCGCATCGCCGTCAAGTCGTTCGTTGCGAATGGCAATACAAATATTGTCGCGACAGGCAAGACCTACACCATGACCCGCGGCTTCCTGACGACGCATACCACGGTTCCGTCAGTCAAGAAATTGCTTGCGCCGCGCAAGTACACAGTCACCTGGAACCGCATCGTACCATCGCCGAATTGATCGGAGTGATCTCAAATGCGTAAAGAGATAGATATCACGATCTCCGATGAGGGGCGCGATTGCGGAAAGGTGTTTCACATACGTGAAATGCCTGCCTCTCAGGCCGAAAAATGGGCAATGCGGGCGCTCATGGCGGTTGGCAAATCTGGCATTGACATCGGTGAGGGTTTCGCGGTCGGCGGCATGAAAAATGTCGCAATCCTCGGCGCTTATGCATTGGTTCGCATGAATTTCGGTGATGCAGAACCCTTGCTTGATGAACTGATGGATTGTGTTACCTTTAAGCCAAGCCCGAGTGTGGTGCGGGCATTGATTGAGGAAGACATAGAAGAGGTTGCAACCCGGATCAAACTGAAGCAGTCCGTCTTGGAACTCCATACGGGTTTTTCTTTCGGCGGAAGCCTACCGGCACAGACTTCTCAGATGCCGACGACATCGCCGGACTCCTCGAATACGCCAATATCCCGACAACCATAGGTACCGTCCTTTCAATCTCTCCCAACAAGACTGCTGCCCTGATAGACATGCAAACGGTCCTATCGGTCGAGGATGTCTATGACATTCTGGAAATCAGCGGGATCGATGCGCATAACCGCAGCCGCGTGACCGAACATCAGGAAAAGATGAGGGACCAATAGACATGGCTACCGTCATCGACGCACTTATTGTCACGCTAGGTCTCGACCCCACGGAATTTACCAAGGGTCAAAAGGCCGCCGGTGCAGCATTTGTCAAAACCCGAGAAGAAGCGGTCAAGTCTTCGAAACAGATCGAGGATGCCGGGAAAAAAGCGGCTGATGGAATCAAGAAGATTGCCGTTGAAGCTCTTGCTCTGTTTGCTCTTTTTACCGGGGCACGAAGCGTCAAGAGCTTTGTCGATGATCTGACTTCTGCCGATGCGGCTCTGGGTCGGTTTGGTCATAACCTCAGTGAAGCACCGCAGACCATCTCAGCATGGCAGAAGGCTGCGGAACGTGCCGGCGGTAGCGCACAGACCGCCGCTGCGACCATCTCCAAACTGTCAGAATCTTTGCTCGATCTACGGGTAAACGGCAAGGCACTCCCGGACGCGTTCTATCAGCTTCAGGCTGCGGCTGGAATGAATATCCAGACCGACCGTGGCCCAGCTGCTTATATGGACAGTATTGCGGCAGCGCTTCAGCGTTTGAACGCAATTGATCCCGCCAAGGCCGCATTCCTTGCTCACGGCATGGGTGTTGACGACGCGACCCTGTCCATAATGGAGCGCTACGGCGCAGCGACGAACAAATATATCGAAAGCCTGAAAGGTCTTGGTCCAACAGCCGAAGAAGCCAAGCAGGCTCAGGAGTTTCAAGAACGCTGGATTGCGTCAACACAAACGCTGCAGAATGTCTTTGAGCGGGCATTTCGCACTATCGAACCGGGTCTTATGCGCATCCTTGAAAAGATGGATGCGTGGGTCAATGCCAACAAGGATCTGATCAATGACCAGGTCGTTGAATACATGGGCAAGTTGGGGCAAGCACTTCAGGACTTGGCCGTGTGGATAGCAAAGCCGGAAACCCTTCAAGGTTTTCGTGAGTTTGCGAGTGAAATCAAAGATATTGCCAAGTTTGTTATGGACTTGGCTGATGGCGTGAAGTCGGTTGTTGGAGCGGCGGCTGCCCTTTCTCCGGGCAAACAGTCCAGCAACAAGTCTCGTGACGATGTCGGTTTTGATGAAAGCTACAAGGTCAACAGTGCTGTCGATGTCCGTAAGGGCTCCATTGCTGACAGCCTGATGCAGTGGTGGAATGGCGGTTCCGATAACAAGATCGATGGCGCTCGAGCCAAGGGTGGCCCGGTTAGTGGCGGCAAGACTTATCTCGTCGGTGAGAATGGCCCTGAATTGTTTGTTGCTGGTTCCAGCGGAACTATTGTTCCAAATGGCGGTGGCGGCGGTTCATCGTTGTCCGGCACTGGCGATACATCTGTTGATGGAAGGCCCGTTTCAAAGGTCAATCCCATGCCGGTATTTCTCGCCAATTCTCAGGCTGGTGGCGAAAACTGGCTACAGACCCTAGGGAAATGGTTCACTGGTGACGGTGGTTCATCCGGCGGCGGTCTGTTTGGTGGGCTAGCAAACGCTCTTTCGAGTGGGGCATCCAATGCCAGCCCCCGTGTTGCGAAGGGAACACTGGCAAAGAACCAGAAGGAGGCCTACGCTGCTGCTCGAGCGGAAGGATTGTCTGATCTCGCGGCAAGGTCACTTGTTGCAAATATGTCAGGCGAGGCTCTCCATGATCCTGGCAATGTGCATTCCGATCCCAGCTGGAAAAATCCAAATCAGAAAGCTCACGGCATAGTTCAGTGGGATGATTTCCGCGCGGCAAGGATTAAAGGCCAGTTTGGTCAGATGCCCCATCATATGAGCGTTGCTGACCAAACCAAGGCTGCAATCTGGGAAATGAAGAATTTCTATAAGGCTACCTGGAACAGTCTACAGAACGGAAAGTCTGGAGGAGAAATGGTTGCCTCGCTAGTCACTGATTACGAGAGGCCAGCAAATTCATCCCAAGCAATTCGCCAGCGTATGGGCTACTTTAATGGCCTTGGTTTGAATGGTTCGACTGCTGGTGCGCGCGTTGCGGCCAACAACACTACCAATGACAATCGGCCGTCGACAACCAACTCCAGCACATCTGAGACTAAAATCGGCAAAGTTGTAATCCATACACAGGCCAAGGATGCTCACGGCATTGCCAAAGAAATGAACGACGCACTCAAGCGAAGAGGCCTCGCCTCATCGGCAAACTATGGCCCGAGGTGATTTATGGCATTCTTCGTCAATGTGCCAAATGTTCCGGGGGTGCCGGCAGTGCTCCGGCCTCCAGGATTCACCAGCATAGTCTCACTGATCACGCGTGATGTTCTGGCACTCTTTGGCGGGGCATCCGCCAATCAAAGGTGGGGCATTTACCAAGGCGGTGCCCCAGTCGTTTTAGCCGATAATTGTGTTGCAGTTGAATACCGGCAGCAATGGCAGATTGCCGACTATCTCGTGGAGCGGGGTGCCTTCGAAAGCTACGACAAAGTCGCAACTCCATTCGATACCCGCGTTAGAATGTCTGCTGGCGGCTCACAGAGCGACCGTGAAGCGTTTCTAGGATCGATTGACGCCATAGCCGGCACACTGGAACTTTTCGACGTGGTGACGCCGGAAGCGGTCTATACATCCTGCAATATATCCAGATATGACCTGCACCGTACGGCTACAAACGGTGTAGGTTTGCTCACTGTCGATATTGCGTTGCAGGAAATCAGGGTAACTGCAACGGCTATGATGTCAAATACGCAAAGTCCGACTTCTGCCGGACAGGTGAATGGCGGTGCGGTTCAAACGACATCCGCCACATCCAAACAGGAAGCAAGCGTTCCGCCGCGGCCATTCAACGATGGGAATAAAGAGTGATGGAAATCATCCCGCTTAAGCCCATACCCAACCAGGCGGTGTCGGTGCAACTTGGACAGCAGAATTGTCAGGTCAATGTCTATCAGAAGCCTACGGGCCTCTATATCGATCTGTACGTCGACAATCTGCTGATCATTGGCGGGGTGATCGCTGAAAACCAGAACTGGATTGTCAGATCGGCCTATCTTGGATTTGTCGGGGATCTATTCTTCCTCGACAATCAGGGTTCTGATGACCCAAACTACATGGGATTGGGGGGTAGGTTCAGTCTAGTCTATCAGGGAACAACATAATCAAACGAACATGACGGGGGGGCACCTATGCACCGAGTTTATAGCGATTCCACGCAACTTTGCCGAATTTGTGAGAATGCCGCCGTGCCACCACGATCAATGAGTAGCTTGCCCGCTTGATATGCGTCGTCATCTGAAAAAATTCCATGGACAACTGATTTTACGACGTCCGAATGAGCCATGTTGAATGGATCGGTCTGATAAAGGCTGAGCAATTCATCCTTCTCTACTGACCCAGATGCCCTCGCATTGATTGCACTGATACTGATCGAGGCGACATTACTGCAAAAATCAAGCTTTGCGATGCACTCCGGCGAAGTCTCGGCCGCCCCGGTACACGATTGAGCCGATGCGGTTTGAGCCCCCAAAATAACTGCACCGCAGATGATTGACGCCAGAATTACCAAATATGTCTTGAGCATGAGCCTCTCCTTTGGGGAGGGAATTCTTATCGCACATTTGAGAAATGTCGAGAACAAATAGAAAACATGCCCATGTTATCCGGGGGTGAGAGGGTGCGATGGCCTTTACGCAAAAGCTGATCGACGTCCAACTCAATCTGGCAAATGGTCAGTTTCAGGGCGGCGGCAATACAGTTACCGTTTCCGGCTTGCGTGTTTCCTTCACGGGAACGTTTGTTGGTGGGCAGGAGCAGGGCACCGCTGAGATATCAATCTACGGGCTTCCACTGCAGTTGATGAATCAAATGAGTACAGTCGGTACTCAGCTCAATTTGCAGAACAAAAACAATGTAGCAGTTCTTGCCGGCGATGCTGAAACCGGAATGTCGGTCGTATTTGAAGGTACGATATTCAGCGCCTTCGTTGATGCTCAGGCAATGCCGGACGTCGCATTCCGGATTTATGCAAAGCCGGGACTATATCATGCGGTCGTTCCGGCAACCCCGATCAGTGTAAGAGGATCGGCCAACGCGGCCGATCTGATGAAAGACATCGCCGGAAAGATGGGACTGAGTTTCGAGAATGCTGGTGTAACTGCCAAGCTTGCCAATCCATACTTCGCCGGGACACTTTGGACACAAGCGCAAAAGATTGCCCGACATAGTGGGTTCGATTGGACAGTTGATCGCGGAACGCTTGCAATCGTCCAACCCGGAAAAGCCCGCTCTGCAGACCCGGTTCTAATTTCTCCAGAAACTGGCATGGTTTCTTATCCCGCGTTCAACCAGTCCGGGATTATTGTCGCCGTTCTGTTCAATCCAAATGTCAAGCACTATGGAAAAATCGAAGTGCGAAGCGACCTGACGCCGGCTTGTGGAATTTGGACGGTACGGCGCGTCACGCTCGAACTAGAATCCATGGTCCCAAATGGGCGCTGGTTCATGATCTTGGATGCTATTCCAGCAAACGCACCGGCAGGTACACCATGACCAACAAACCTAAGGGGTATTTCGGCCAGCAGGGTTTGGCATCTGACACATCAGAGTCCAACACGCTTCAGTTTGCCATTCAACAGGCGCTCAATGAAGTTCGCACGCTGATACCAGTGACAATCATTGCTGTTCACGGCGGTGGAGTTGGGCCAGCACCTACGGTAGACGTTCAACCCGTGGTCAATCAGATCGATGGGCTTGGAAACAAAACTGACCACGGCATCATCTATGGCGTTCCGGTGTCACGCAGCCAAGGAGGTGGCAATGCCGTCATCAATGATCCTAAGGTCGGCGATATCGGTCACATGTCTGTCGCAGATCGCGATATCTCGTCCCTGAAAAGTAATAAGGGTGTCCAGTCAAATCCGGGGTCCTTTCGAACCCACGATATGGCGGACGGTGTCTATCACGGAAACCTCTTCAATCAGGGGAATCCCGACCAGTACTTTCACTTCCGCGATGATGGCGTGACCATTCAGGACAAGAATGGCAATTCGATCATCACGAGCCCAGGCTCGGTAAAAGTCATCGGGAATTTGCACGTCACGGGTGAAATCATCGCCGGTTTCGGTGGTGGCGCTCCAGTCAATGTTCAAACCCATATCCGCTCGGGAATTCTGCCGGGCTGCGCCACGACAACGTCACCAGTAGCGGGGACCTAATCAGGGCATCGACGCTGTTGCTGGATACCTTGGCATGGGATCTGGCCGTTGATGCTGCGGGGAATATTGCAGTCGCGACGGAGCCGTATTCATTGGCTCAGGATGCGGCGAGCGCCATCCGGCTGTTCAAGGGTGAGTTGTACTACGACACATCACAGGGAATTCCATACTTCAATCAGATATTGGGGCAGGCACCCCCGATATCCCTGATCAAATCTTACTTCGTCAACGCCGCCCTTACGGTTCCAGGGGTGGTGAAAGCACGTTGCTTTATCACCTCTTGGACCGACCGCGTCATTACGGGGCAGGTGCAGGTCGAAGACGCCAACGGAAACGTCTCAGCAGCAGGATTCTAAGCAATGGTAGTTTCCACGAATGTGCCCAAACCAACGTTTGGGCCTACGGGCTTTATTGTGCCTGCAACTACCGATGTGTTGAATGGCGTCATTCAGGATATCAACGGTGCCTTCGGGGGAAATCTCAATCCAGCATTGGATACCCCGCAGGGTCAGATTGCCTCGAGTGAAACAGCGGTCATTGATGAAGTTAATCAGACCTTTCTCTATTACACCCAGCAAGTTGATCCAGCATATGCCACCGGACGCATGCAGGATGGTATCGCTCGTATTTATTTCATTGAACGCAATCCGGCCCAGCCCACTGTGGTTCAAGCTGTTTGTACGGGCCTTGCGGGAGTTAACATTCCTGTCGGCGCATTGACTATCGCGGCGGACAGCAATCAATATATTTGTACTCAAGCTGGAACTATTCCAGTCACGGGAAACATCACGCTTACGTTTGCTTGCATAAATACTGGCCCGATTGCATGCCCCGCAGGCACACTAAATCAGATTTATCGGTCCATTCCCGGTTGGGATTCAATCAATAACGTCTCGGATGGTGTGATTGGAAACAATGTCGAGAGTCGGGCTGCTTTCGAAGCACGCCGCGCTGCTTCTGTTGCGCTCAATTCGAACGGTTCATTACCATCAGTAAAGGGTGCGGTTCTGACGGTCCCGAATGTGATTGATGCATTTGTGACGGAAAACAACACTGATACTATTCAAGTCATCGGCGGTGTCACGCTTTTTGCCCATTCGATCTACGTGGCCGCTGTCGGTGGTGCACCTGCTGATATCGCTCGAGCCATATGGTCTCGGAAGGCGCCAGGATGTGCTTATAACGGGAACACGACTGTCACCGTTCTCGATCAAAGCCCAGGCTACATACCGCCATATCCTTCATATCAGGTATCCTATCAAATTCCTTCGGCACTTCCGATTCTGTTTGCGGTTGAGATCACCAATAGCACTCTCGTTCCATCTGATGCTGCGGTTCAAATCCAGAATGCCATCATCAATGCATTCGCCGGCGGTGATGGTGGTGCTCGAGCCAAAATTGGCACCATGCTCTACGCCAGCCGGTTTTACCTACCCATTTCTTTGTTGGGATCTTGGGTGCAAATCGTTTCAATTAAGGTTGGATCAATCAACACACCCTCGGCCTCCTTTTCGGGCTCCATCTCTGGAACGATTTTGACGGTGACGGCTGTTTCATCTGGAACACTGGCAGTTGGACAAACCGTTTCAGATTCTGCTGGCGGCATCGTGCCAGGCACAACCATAACGGCACTTGGCACGGGAACTGGAGGTATCGGCACCTATACAATCAGCAATACTCAAACCGTGGCATCTGAACCTATGAAATCTGCAGTTGCCAATCTGTTCGATATCCTGCCTCGGGTTGATCAAATACCAACCATCTCTGCCGCCAACATCGCCATAACGCTGAGTTAATCCATGACAGATAGTGGTCGAGACTACCCGCCGGGAACTGCCACGGCAGGCTTCGGCGTGCCCTTCGATGTTTGGCAAACCGTGATCAGCCAGTACGCAAACTCAAAAATCCTTACGCAACTCATTCTGAATATCGATGCTTATCTCGACCAGACTGCAAACCTTGATGCTTTCTATAATTTCATTTGGAATGTTGATACCGCACAGGGCTATGGACTTGATGTGTGGGGTCGCATTGTTGGCGTCAATCGTGTTGTCAAAATCACGCTTACAAATTGGTTCGGCTATGACGAAGCATTGCCTGGATCATTCACTTTTGGGCAAGGCGCCTTCTATTCCGGAGACCCTCTGACAAGCAATTTTGCGCTTTCAGATGATGCATACCGACTTCTGATTTTCGCAAAAGCCGCGGCAAACATAACGAACGGTTCTATTCAGGCCATCAATCAGATCCTTAGAAATCTCTTTCCGGGTCGCGGCAATTGCTATGTGACTGAGGGCAATCTGAACGGCGTTTGGTTTGGATTTACAGAATCGTTGAATGCAACAGGATTCAACCAAGCGGCCTTTTATTCCGGTTCAGCCATCCACCCGATGACGATGGCATACGTCTTTGAATTCCCACTCACGCCCGTGGAGCTAGCGATTGTCCAGCAATCCGGCGTGTTGCCCAAATCAACCGGCGTCTCGTCGTCGGTTATCGTCCCCTAGGAGCATAGTTATGAAAATTGCCAACCTGCCGGCAAGCAAGTTCCCGATTCCTTTCGCGAACTCTGCCGGAGCGGGATACAAGCGCTCAATACCGGTGAATTCTCAGATCGGTATTACGAATGGTGCCGCATCACTCACCGATGGATTTCCTCCGTTGAATTTCCTGCCGGTTGGTTCGGGTGGCGTACCGCCGTTTGGGCAGGATATGAATGGTGTCTTGAACCAGATTACTCAATGGCTTCAGTGGCAAAATGCGGGTGGTCCGCTTCCATACGATTCCGCGTTTTCCACCTCCATTGGCGGGTATCCCCAAGGGGCGGTTCTCGCGGGTGCAACTGCAGGAACGGTATGGCTCAGCATCGTTGACGACAATACATCAAATCCTAATACCGGCGGTGCCAATTGGATCAATATTGCGACTTCCACTGCCATTCAAAACAACCAGTATAACTTTGCCGTTGCGGGCGGCACAGCGAATGCGCTGACTGCAACGCTCTCCCCGATACCAACAGCACTTGTGGCTGGCATGTCTATCCGGTTGAAAATCTCGACCACCAACACTGGGGCTGCAACACTCACCGTTAACGGGTTAACTCCAGTTGCAATTCAAGCAGGTGATGGAACTGCCATTCCCAAGAACTATCTCATGGCAGGTCAGATCGTTGACCTAACTTATGATGGGTCAGCGTTTCGATTACAGAATTTCGTGCGTCGCAACGGCGATACGATGGTGGCGGCAGATGCCTCTACGACAATTCTAAAACTGATTATGGCCGCAAGTCAGTCAGCAAATCCGTTTTCCATCCAGGACAGTTCTTTCAACGACCGCGTTGCCTATGACCTGACATATGGCGGATTGAGAGTGCCAAATGGGCTTGGGTCCATTCTTACCAGCGTGATGTTGTTGGCGGGGGCTACGGGCTCCGGTCATTTTACGGTGACGGATGGCCTCTATCGACATCAAGTGGAGTATGGATTCTACAATGCGGCCGGTACCGGCACGACCAATGTGACATTTCCAATCGCATTCAAAACAGGCACCCTCCCGAGCATTCTTGTGTTGCCGAATAATTCAGGAGCGCTCGCAACAACTCAGTCGCTCGCGTATCCGGTATCTGCATCGTCAGCGACAGGGTTCACCGTGGAGAAGCGCTACGTCAATAATGGTGGCACAGTCGGTGAGGCTACACAGCCGTTCTTTTGGCTTGGGCTCGGTCAGGTTTAAGGAAAAACACGATGTATCTTTGTGCGCATGATGACGCTGGCAAAATTCTTGGCTGGTATACAGAAGATCGACTGGACGAAATCACCGGATCATACATTGAAGTGGATGATGAAACGTGGCGTCAGGCCTCACAGGTTATGTATGCGACCCATGTCGATCTTGTGACGAAAGCATTTGAGCATCGTGGAGCTGTTCTGACACTTGATGCCCTGAAAGCAGGTTTGAAATCACAAATCGATGCTGATGCAGAGATCGAGCGTTTGAAGTACATTACGACCGGCGCAGGCCAGTCGATGACCTACAGCCAAAAGTCCGCCGAGGCACTCGCCTATTTATCTGCATCCAATCCGATTGCGAGCGACTATCCACTCTTGTCGGCAGAGGTTGGCATTACAGCCAAGGACATCGCCGGCGTGGCGGCCGTGGTTAAGGCTGCTTATCTCCAATGGCAACAGATCGGTTCCGCAATCGAGACAACTCGACTGTCGGCGAAGAAGGCCATCACTGATGCCAAAGACGCCGCCGCAGCACAGG